TGAGCATTGGCCATAAACTCGTGACATTTATCAACCCCATCTTCAATATGAATTGGTAAATCTTGAGTTTTTCCAAATGGAATACGCATAAATGTATCGACCCAGTTTTTAATTTTATAATATTCACCGCTTCCAGGTTCCATATGTCTTAATGTACCAATCTTTTTCATTGCGGCACCTTTGAAATTTACAGGAATATTTGCCTCTAATAATGTAAGACGATATGGCTTCTCAATTCGTGTAACCTTATTAATTTCTCTTAGCTCTTTAATAATTTTCTTTTGACTAGATATATCCATCTTTTCAAAGAAGTCAAAGTCATTCATAGTATTTTTATCCCGTAATATACGTCTGAAAATACGATCATTTCGGTCCTTTTCTTTCTGAAGTTTCTTCTGTTCCTTTTTCTTATTAACAAGCATTTTCTGGTTGCATAATTTAATACATTCAGTAACAAGACCAGTATTTTCACCTTTATCTTGTAAACTCTTTAGAACTGCTAATAAATCAACTTCATCCTTCTTTAAACTAGTATCTGTCTTCTCAGTTGTAACTAATTGGACACCAGAGTTAGATGGCTTCTTAGTATTTTTTACTGTAGGTTTATCTTGTGTATCTTCAGTTTCTTCTTCACTATTATCAGTATCTTCATCCGAACTAATTGGATCATCCTCATTTTCAGTAGGAGCATCGCTATTATAGTCTTCGTCATCTTCATCATAATATTCTTCAGATTCGCCATCTAAATCATCATTTTTACCAGTACCAATAGATAATACAATATTAAAATTACTAGATTTCTTTTTGCCTTTAGTTAAATTTTTCTTATCTACTTCGTCTTCTTCATCGTCATCTTCACTTTCAGATATAGTTTCATAATCATCTTCATTATCATCTTCTTCGCTTTCAGATATAGTTTCATAATTATCTTCATCCTCTTCTTCGCTTTCTTCATAAATTTTACGACGTAATCGTTTTGAACTATGTCTTTTATTCTTTTTTGATATTTTATAGTCAGAACTAGTTTCTGAAGATATTTCAGAAGGGAAATATTCTGAGTCTGTTTCTGTTTCACTATCAGAAATAATACTTTCATTATCATATTTATTTTTAGATGCCTTTTTCTTTCTATCATTCTTTATATCATTCTTTTTTCCAGCCTTTATTTTCTGATTTTTAATATCATCTTTTAAAGTCTTTTTTAAACGTTCACCAGCTTCAACCTTTTTATTAATATGTTTAGATGGAAACATCTTTGCCAAAAATTTTCTATATTCATGCTGATCAAAGTCATCTTCATTATCAGAATTGCTATCATAACTACTATTATTATCTGAAGAGTCATCATCATTTATTTGTTTTCTACGTCTATCATCATTTTTCTTTTCTTTTTTATCCTTTTTAATAGTCATTTTAGTTTGTTCTCTGGTCATTTTTTATTACTTTTATAAATTATGTTTATATCGTATTTTTAAAATCAATTTTTTTGGTGGTCTTTATGTAAAACATTTATAAAAATAATATAAATATTAATTACCATTATTTTGGTAAAAAATAAAATTGATTTGAAACAATCTAAATATTATTTATAGTATTATAATAAGAATGTCGCAAAGTTCCAGAAACATGAAAAATATTAATTGTTCCAAAATTATTGGCATCCAGTTTAGTATATTATCACCTGAAGAAATTCGTAAAGGCTCTGTAGCCGAAATTACAAGTCGCGATACATATATTAATAATAAACCAGTAATTAATGGATTATTTGACCCTAGAATGGGGGTCTTAGAACCCGGTTTAATCTGTCCTACGGATGGTTTAGACTATATGCAAACTCCGGGTTACTTTGGACATATTGAATTGGCGCGACCAGTCTTCTATATTCAATACTTGTCTACAATTCAAAAAATTCTTCGCTGTGTTTGCTTTAAATGTAGTAAACTATTAGTGTCAAAGGAAAAATACAAACAGGCGCTTAAAATGCCATCTCAAGCCAGATGGAAGTATGTGTTTGAATTAAATAAAGACATTAAGCGATGTGGTGAAGATACTGAAGATGGTTGCGGTTGTTTACAACCAAAGAAAATCAGAAAAGAAGGTTTTGCTTCTTTATATGCTGAATGGGCTAATACTAGTGAAGAAGGTGAAGAGAATATTGTAATTCCTTTAACTCCTGAATTAGTACTTAAAATATTTAAGCGTATTTCAGATGAAGATGTGACTTTTATGGGATTTAGTCCTTTATGGTCGCGTCCTGATTGGATGATTTGTCAGGTTTTAGCAGTGCCTCCACCTGCTGTAAGACCATCTGTAAAACATGATGCGCAACAGCGTTCTGAAGATGATTTAAGTCATATTCTTGTTAATATTATTAAAACAAATAAGACATTACAAGATAAAATACAGAATAATGCGCCTGAAAATGTTATTAATGATTGGACAACTGTATTACAATATCATGTTGCCAGTCAGGTTGATAATAAATTACCTGGTTCCAATCCAGTTGCCCAACGTTCTGGCAGACCATTAAAGTCCATTAAAGACAGATTAAATGGTAAAGGTGGCAGAATGAGAGGTAATCTTATGGCTAAACGTGTTGATTTTAGTGCGCGTTCAGTTATTACTGCGGATCCAAATATTTCAATTAGAGAACTAGGTATTCCTATGAAAATAGCAAAAAATATTACTAAGCCTGTTACTGTTAATCGTGTAAATAAAGCATTCTTAACAAAATTAGTGCAAAATGGTCCTGATGTGTGGCCTGGTGCTAAGATTTTGGAAAGAAAGAATGGCGAATCAATAACATTGAAATATCTAGATAGAAAGTCTATTGTTTTAGAAGAAGGAGATATTGTTCACCGTCATATGATGGATGGTGATGCTATCTTATTTAATAGACAACCGACTTTACACAGAATGAGTATGATGTGTCACATTGCGCGTATTATGAAGCGCGGTGATACTTTTAGAATGAATGTGGCTGATAGACTTTGTGTCAGCAAAAGGGAGCGTGAAAAGCGTTAAACTCCCTAGTGTCTATTTTTAGGAAATGATTAAACCAAATAGTTTGGTTCTAAATTACTAAATATGGATGCAACACAACCAAATTGCCTGGAAGTTCCTTAGAGCCTTCACTACCACTCTAATTTTGAAAGAAATCAGAGGACCACGATTAATAGTCGTAACCAATGGTAAAAAAGTGAATGGATTGGATAATCAGCAGCCAAGCCCCTAAACTCGTTATGGTAAGAGCATGGGGAAGGTCCAGAGAGTAGATGATTGTGGGTATCAAATGATGGTTTAACCAACCGGATGATGCTTAAGGTGTATTCCACCCTTACCATAAATGGTAAGGAAATTATTAAGGTCGACAAAGCCTTACAATGCCGATTTTGATGGGGATAGACATATGTAAATAACATTTTGTCCCCAACAGGGAGCGTGAAAAGCGTGCAACTCCCTAGTTAAGTGATTTAATAAATAATAAATTCTAAAATAATATAAATAAAAATATATATATAATATAAAAATGGAACCATCAAAATATTTAGAACTGTCAAAAATAATTATAGATGACCCAACCAAAAGATATTGTGAAATATACAAAATAACAAATAACACTAGTGGTAAGATATATGTAGGACAAGCAGTGTCACATATTTTAAACAATAAAAGATATAGACCATACGGACATGAAGGGCGATTTAGATGTCATATTTCAGAAGCATTTTCAACAAAGAAAAATCAATCACATTATTTAAATAATGCCATTAGAAAATATGGTGTTACAGATTTTGTTGTTGAATTAATAGAATGTTGTGAAACTAAAGATGCCGATGAAAGAGAAACGCATTACATTAAGGAATTTAATAGTTTATTTCCTAATGGTTATAATCTAAAAAATGGTGGTAATGTGTTTACTCATAGTGACGAAAGTAAAAAACGTGTATCAAATGGAGTTATTAATTATTTTAAAGATAAAAAGTATGATAGATTTAAAGATGTTAAACAAATAGATGATGACATTGATAAATATATTAAACCTTTAAAAAAACACAATGAACAATATGGATGGTATGTATATATTGATAGAAATAAAGCAGATTTTGGAGGAGTTCATATTTCGTTGGATGAAAGCAAAAAATGTGCAATAGAATTTATACAAAATTTAAAAAATCAGTTAGCAACATGAACAAATTGCCTGGAAGTTCCTTAGAGCCTTCACTACCACCTTATTATAGAAACATTTTAAGGGACCACGATTAATAGTCGTCTACAATGGTAAAAAAGTGAATGGATTGGATAATCAGCAGCCAAGTC